TAAAAGTGTCCTTCTCTAAATGGTGCGTTGCTGCTGCCAAATGTCATAGAAGCTGTTAAAAAGTTTTCATTGCTATCAACAATAGTAGATGCTGTAATTGTTTCAGACTTGTTAGTTTGTTCATCAGTAACAGTATATGTAAGAGTTTGAGTAACATACTCCGCTCTTGGTATATACTTAAATGTTTGTGTTTGCGATACTGATACAATCTTCATATAAGTATAACGATAAAAAGTGAGAATTTGTAATAAAAAAAGAGGGATGCTAATGCACCCCCCTCTATCATAATCAAAAAAAACTTATACTCTACGCAAATATATAAAAAATATATTAAGCAGGAGTAATAGTTGTAGCATCTACATCAGGCACAGTTGAGAAGAATGGCGGATTAACCTCACTAGCTGTCGCTGTAAGTGTAAACCCTTGTAAATCCCCTGCTGCTGCTCCTGTTACAATAGTACCACCTGTAACCTCTGCACCGTTGTCTTTTCCTACTAGCAAGTACTTTGTAGTACCTGTACCGTCAGGATATAGTTCAACAACATAGTGCGCTCTACCTCTGTTTAAGAGTTTTATCTCCTCTTGTGTTTCAACATCTAGGTTTTGAAAAGTAATATTTAGAGTACTTTCATAAAAAGTAGTTCCGTTTTCTCTGCTTGATGTTACGCTTGTCTCTAAAGATGTTTGACCACCTTTTACCTCAAACTTGAAAAATTCAGTATTTCCATCTGATGGTAATGTTACCGTCCCCGATGAAGGGCTTAACGCTGCAATCGCTGCGCTATAATCAAGTATATATACATTTTTGATACCTGCATAAGCTGCCTTACAGCCTATACCTCTACCTTTTGTTATTGCACAACTCATATTTATTTTATTTATTAAAAAAGGGCAGGTAGGATACACCTAGCCCACCCTTTCTATGTTAGTTAATATTATGAGTAAAGAACGATGTCGCCTCTTACTCCGTATTGTACACCTGCTGTGTAACGCATCACAACTCTTACGTTTTGTGAACCATCTAGGTCAGCCATATCAATAACTTTAACTTCGTTACGGTCATCTAGTAGACCTGTACCAAAGAATAGGTTAGATTTCTGTGCAGCAATTGCTGTGTTATCAGCAAGTCCTTTAGCTACAACAATGTTGATGCCCTCAAAAGTAAGCTGACCACCGTTGTACCATTGTGAACCTTTGTTATCTGTACCTGCACCACCAATAGTAGCAACAAATCCACCTAAAGAACGTACATACGCTCTTGCGATGTTAGAAGATACATAAAGGTTTAGGTCTTCTTTTAGGTAAACAGTAGAAGGAATAGCATCTATAATCGCACCTAATTGTGCAACTACGTTTGTACTATCAACAGCAACAGCAGTTACATCAGCACCACCATCAGCAGTTAATAGAGTATCAAAACCATCAAAAGAACCTTCTCCTGTGCTACCTGACCAAATAGAAGTTTCAGTTGCATTAGCAACTTCAGCAGCTACCTGTGCGATAACGAAGTCAGAGAATAAAGGTGGCAATTCATCAAAAGCACTAAAGCCCATTTGAGCAGCTTCCCAATCTGCGTGTAATTCTTTCTTACAGATTTGTAAGTTTACTTGCAATTCAGCAGGAGTAAGTACTTTCTCGGTTAGTGTCATTGTAGAGGTGCTATCGTCAAAATCACAGTCAGCAGAGCGGACAAGATTTGCAAAAGAACCTACTTTCATAGCAGCTTTATACTTTACGTTAGGTAAAATAGTAACAGTTCCGCTATCTAGTGTATCAGCAGACAAAAGTGCAGCAGCAAGATATTTTCCTGCAAACTCTCCTGCGTAACTTGAACTTGTAATAGTTGGGTTTGGCATTTTATTTAATTTTAATTGTTAATTTTAGACATTACTTTATCGAGTGTTGTTTGCTTTCTGTTTTGTGCAAACTTTACACCAATATTGTTATTTTTTTGTTCAGGGTTATGAGCAATAGGCTCGGCAGCAGGTTCAGACAATTCCTCTTTTACTTCTTTCGGTAATTCCTCTGATAATTCTACTTCTGTTTCTTCGCTCATTTCTTCTTTCTTCATATCCTCAATCATAGCTTTTATTTCGGATACTGCTTCTGCTAGTTCTTCTTTAGTAACATAGCCTAAATCTTCTTTTTCTTCTTCAGCTTCTACTTCTTCTTCAGCTTCTTCGTCTAGGTCTTTGATTTCAGCAATAATGCCTTCTTCTGCTACTACTAGCATCTTACCGTCTTCTAAAGTATAATCGCCAACAGGCAGTGCTACTTTGTCATCTTCGGTAACTATAAATATTTCTTTACCTGCTTCAAACGCTTCTGCTTCTAATACAGTACCGTTTTCTAGCTTTGCAGTCGCTAGTTCTACCTTCTCTTGCGCTTCAACATCATTCACAATGTCAGTAGCTTCTTCGCCTAGATAGGTTTTAATCTTATTTAACATTTCGGTTGCTTTCATATAACTATAACTATTTATTTAACTTATTTTACATTTTTAGATTTTACCAATGCCTTGATTGATTAGTTTACCTTTACAGCATTTTGTACTGTAAGTGTTTTTGTCAGCACATAAACATCCACGTTTACTGCTTTTAGGACTTGTGCGTGATACTGTTAAATCTTTCATCCTTGCCCTCTGTTTTTTTTCTTATATAGTTTACTACCTTTTATGCTACTCGTTTTAGTTTTAGCGTGTACACCCTTACGTCTTACTTTAGGTTTTATAACCTTTGCTGTGTCTAATTTTCTAGGCATTATAGTAAGCCTAATTCTTTTAGTTTGCTTTCAGCCCATCTCTTGGCAGCTTTACCACCCCACAACAAGTAGGATATAGTACCACAAGCCTTTGTATCTCCTTCATCGTAATATTCCTCTGCTCTTGACAAATAAGAGTACATACGTTTAATAGTGTTTTCGCTAATAGGTTTACCTTGTGCTAATTGTTGCGCTCGTATCTTACCTACATCAGTTGCACATTTGTTGTTTATTTCTTTGTTTAGGTCTATGCCTCTTTGTGCGTTGTTTTTTACTGCATCAGGATAGTCAGAGTAGCTTTCCAATTCTTCTTTCTTGCCGTCTTTATAGCGTTTGTCATCTCTTACAATTCTACGTATATAAGATAGCATCTCCTCTGCTTCTTCTTCTTCAAAGTCATTTAAAGGCTCTTTAGGTCTTTCCATCTTGTCTATGAAGTACCCCTCTATTGAGAAACCTTTTACTTTACCTGTTTTTACATAGTCATTCCAAACTTCGTCATTGTTTACTTTGACTACACCCATCCAAGTACCCACAGGCACGTTTAAGCCATACTTCCTAGACTTATCGTGTGTTTCATCTTCTACTAGCCAACTCTCTACTAGCGTAAGCCCATTTAGGCTGTGTTGGTGTTCTAGTGTGCTGTTGTTCTGATTACCTTTCATAAGGTACATTTCAGCAGCCTTACGGATAGTGTCTTTAGAGAAGTAAATATAATACTCATCTTCTCCTCTACGTCTGTATATAGGTTTATTAGGAATAAGCAAAGCACCTACTAATAGTTGTTTGTCTATTTGCGCTAATTGTACTTCTTCGTTTTTTAGTGCAACAAAGTCCTCCTCAATGGCAGGGTTTTCTACAATAGAGATAGCCTCTATACCCTCTACACTATTTTCATCTAAAATAAGTTCGACTATCCTCATATAACTATAACGTTTTTTTTTTATATTTTACTATATTGATGCGCCCTCTACTATATTACGCTCTAAACTTTGTGCAGTTGTTACATCTTGTGATGTTACAAACGCTTTAATAGGTCTTTCGTTTTGACCTGCTATTGTTTCTGCTAATTGGTTTCCTGCTCCTGCTCCTACTATGTTAAATGCAGGGGGTGCAGATGTAGGTGCGCTTGGTTTTGCTATTGATGGTGTACTACCACCACCACTACCTAAACTACTAGCTACTGACTTACTTTTGCTTACTGCACTAGATATTGCGCCTATAATTCCAACAGCTTGTAAGGCATATCCAATAAGCATAGGAATGTTTTGTGGGAAACCTATTTTAGCTGTTTGTGCCGTACCCTCTGCTACTGCTGCTGTTGACCGTGCTGCTACTAAACTAGAAAATGTAATAGTTTTTCTAGCCTCTCCAATCATCTCCTGTACTGCTAATAACTGTTTAGCTATAAGGGCTGCTTTACCTGCTGCTGTTTCTGCACCAAATAAACTAATAGCTGCATCTACTGCTTGTGCCTTTGATTGTGTAATCATAGCATCTGTTTGCTGCTGACCTGCTACAATACGTGCATCTCTTTCTTCTTTTTCTTTTAGTTGCGTTTCTTCTCTTTCCTTATCTTCTTTAGCAATTCTATCTTTACGCTCTTTTTCTGCTGCATCTTCTTCAGCTTGTATTGCTTTTTCTTCTGCTGCTTGTTCTCGTATAGCACCTGTTAATTCAGCAGTAAGTCTTTTTTGTGTATTTAACCTTGCTGTTTCTAATTCAATTACTCTAGCTTTAAGTTGGGCTTCTTCTTCTAAATCAGCCTTTGTAGATAACCCTAATGCGTTCTCTGCTTGTTTAGCCTCTAGTCGTAATTTAGCAGCCTCTATTTCTTTAGCTGTTATTTCATTCTCTACTTTACTAGCTTCTTTAATAGCCTCTAGTCTTTCTTGTACTGTAACGGTTTCTTTATTTGCTGCTATTTCTCTTAACTCTGCAATCTTTCTATTTGCCTCTGCTCTTTGTACTAATAAGTCTCGCTCTACCTTATCAGCCTTTGCTCGTTGGTCTGCTATCTTACCTGCTATTTCGCCTTCTTCTACCGTAGCTTGTATAAACTCGTTTGTTTTGTCTATTGCCTGTTGTGTTTTATCTACAATATCCTCAACACCCAAAGATACTTTAGCAACCGCATTTGTAGCTGTTTTACCTGCTTCTTTGAACTTACCCTCAAATAGCAATCCTATCGCTTTACCTAATTGTGGTACAAGTTCTAATAAGCCTTCAAACCTATTTACAATGTTGTCTTTAATTAAGTTAGCAAAGTTTGTTAAGGCTTGTTTTGGGTTTTCAAAAACACCTATAATCAAATCTCCTAGCCCTGCAATAGCATCCATAAACTGCCCTGTTACAGCACCTATAACCCCCATAAGTTTAGCAAACTTGTTTTGCCCTTCTTCACTTCTCGTAAAGGCTTGTCCTACTGCTGCAATAGCTATAATCAATGCACCTATGCCTGTTGCTGCAATAGCAAACTTTAATGACTTAAAACCTTTTATGGCAGTACCTACTGACTTTGTAATACCTTTAAAGCCACTAATAGCACCACCTGACATTTTATCAAGTGAATTTGTTGTGTCTGCACTAGACTTGTTAACGTCTTTTATGCTTTCATCTACTTTGTCAATACCTTTTACAGCATCTTTAGTATCTGCTTGTACCTGTATTACTATTTTTTCTGCCATTTCGCTTCTCTTTTAATTTTTTTACCTGCACCCATTAACCCACTAGGCAAATGATACTTACCTTGTGCTATACGGATGTTCTCTGTTTCTCCTTTTGCTAATTCTAATAAGTCTAGTATATTCTTAATCATAGCTTGTTTAATAGTTCTAAATCACTTTTGCCTGTTAGCAGGTTTGTGTTTACGCTGTTTATAATATACTCCCTACCATTTATAATAAATACATCATTAAGCTGATAGTTTAACAATACCCTTAATGGCAAAAATGCTTTTACTTTTACTAATCTTCTTTTAGCATTAAAAGTATCTACAATATAATTCTTATAATAGTTCTCAAATAAGCTATCATCTTCTGCTAGTCCTGTGTACTCGTCTATCTCTGTGCCAAAACTTAAAGATTGACTTGTGCCGTATGTATTAGATGGTCTATTATATGTAGTTAAACCTGCTGCTGTGCCTGTACTTGTACCATTGTAAAAACTTAAATAATGCCCTGATGTTAAAGTTTCGTTTGTTATATTTAAAATAAGAGGGTCTATGTTAATAGGGTTTTGGTCTTTGTCAGTACAGTAGCCGTATTGCATTAAACTTTGTGTGCCATCATCCAAATCATTAAGCCTTTCGTAAATCATTTTGCCAAAAGGTAACTGCACTACATACTTACCACCTCTATTAGTTGTTTGTACATCAGCGTTTTCTGCTGTTGTGCTTTCTAGGTCTGCGAAAACTTTGTTGTTAATCTCGCTAAAGTTTATACCTAAAAATGTATTAGGTTTTTTAAATCTAAATGCTATTTCTTGATAAGGTATTGCAAAATTCACATTACTTTCATTCACGTCTATAAATTCGCTTACATCATAAGAATTACCTGCGTTATAAAAATTATCTAATGTCATTACCTTAATCTTACCATCGTCTTGTACAAAAGCTGTTAGGTTAAACATCTTAAATAGTCCTGTAAGAAAATCTATTACTTTTAAATCAGGCATTTGGTCTGATACTACTATATTACTAACAGCACCATTAGGCTCTATTGCGTTACCTGTAATTTGTGTGCGAAATGTTGAAAGACTACCACTTTGAAAGATTTGGTACTTGAAGTCAATTGTAGGTGTGAATGTTATAGCAGGGTCTTCGCTTGTTACCCTATATCTTATTTTTCTTAATTGACCATAAACATTATTTGTACCTACAAATACATTACTTAATGTAAGTGTTCCTGTTCCTGTTGTTGATGCTACTGTAAACGGTGTACTTGTAACATCTTCAACAATCATCGTATATTGTGATGTGCTTGTTAGCGTGAAAGTTGTATAGTATTGGTATGATGTATCACTTGGAAAAAAAGCTGCTTGTGGTCTTATAGTCCAAACTCCTGAATTTATCCTAGAATATGGCGATAAGTTAGGGGTAGTACCTTGTAGTTCAGGATACCATTCTCTAGGACTTGCGCTTGAAAAATCAAAGTCTGTAAATGGCATATCTACAACTGCTGTACCTGTTACGTTTAAGCCTAAACCACCTTTTACTCTACTTAACCACAAATATAAAGTACCCCATAAAGGATTATTAGTTTCGTCAAAAAAGTCATCACTTGCTCCACTTGTAAAAGTTAATCCTGTAAAGTTTTCTATTTCATCTACAATGGTACTTAATTTTATAGCAGGTTTTAAGTCATTGTATCTTATGCCGTGATTATGTGAACCACCACCGCCACCGCCTGTATCATAATGTAAATTACGGTCATTAGCAATATGCGTAACACTATCAAAGAATAATCTTTCTGTGTGTGATATTAAAGGGTATCTTATTGCTCCACTTGCTAAACTACTTTCTAATCCTGTTTTTACAGTTGATACTCCGTACTCGTGGTCATAAGTAGTAACTCCCTGAAACACTGTACTTAATTTAGTTTCTTTTAGTTTTGTTTTTAAATCTACTGTTTCTCCAAAGAATGTAATTTTGTACGAGTGTGCTTTGTTGTTTTTTAATGTAACACCATCAAGCCCTATAAAACCTTTCCTAAATGGCAGGTTGTTTAGTTCTATAATCCCTGAAACTAAATCATTAGCATTGAAAGAATATGCTAAATCAATATCATAATTATAATAGTGCTTAAATATTTTATTATTAGTCTTACTTGCAGGTACATTAAAAGATTGACTAAAGGCTGTAAATATAGAACCTATATCCTTTACGTTTTGGATACTGTCAGTTATAGTAACACTTTCGTCTTTAAAAAGTTCTACCCTTTGCCCTTCTATGTATAGTTGTATAATCACTATCTTACTGTATTTATCTTATCAAAAGCATAATCAAAGTCTACTGTATATTGTACAAGTCTATCATTAAGGCTTGTTTTGTATGTTACACTTTGTGTCTTGGGTATTACAGCTAATACGGTTTCTAGGTTGTTGCTATCAGGTGCAGGATTGTCTAGTCTAGTAAGCCATACTTGCTCTGACATCATAAGCTGTTTTATTACTTCGTTATATTCTTCTGATAGGTAGTTAGTGTTTAGTGAAATACTTTCCTTACCCATTTTGTTATATTGGCTTACTTGTGGTTTGTAAGTGTCGTATGTTAGTGTGCCAAAGTCTACTACATTTGATTTGTAGGTTTCGCCTTTTGTGTTTAGGCTCGATGTGCTTTTAAGGCTAAAGTACATATCCTGTAATGCACCAAACTTGTTAATAAACGTAACTTTGTAAGGCTCATACTTTGAACAAGGCTCTGTGCTTATTTTAACGGCTTCTGTGCCACTATCTGAATTGATATATAGTTCATCTACCAAGCCTATGTCTACGCTGTCTAAAAACGCATCTAAAAGGCTATTGTCTTCAAGTACACCACCGTCTGCTAATACACGTTCTTTGTAATTGTCTGTGTTGTCAGCACCTGATACTGTGATGTAGTCTATTTGTCCGTTAGTGTTTGTGCTACTGCTTATGCTTTGTACTCGTTTTACCTCTCCTTTGTATAGAAAAGAAACGCTATCTGTGTCCTCTGTGAATACAGGTACTCTAACATTTTGGTCACTAGGTCTGAATATTTTGTAATTACTTTGTAGGTACGTTCTACTTAATTCAGGATTGATAGCATCTTCAAAATATCCGTAACCGTCAAAAGCTATATAGTCTGTGCTTGTTGTGCCTAAACTAGAACCACCACCATTGATAGCATCAAACATCTCTATATCAGCTTCAACCCATACGCTTTGACTATCGTACTCACCATCAAATTCTATATCTAGGTAATCCCTTACAAGTTCTGCAATCTCAAACACAACATAGTTGTTACTGCTTATCTCGTTTTTAGTTATTGTGTATTTAGCTGTTCCCTTATCCGTTGTAAATGTACCTGTGTATATATACAGGCTTAAAGTAGCTGATGCCAAACTAGCATTACTTGCTTTTACATAATATGGACTTCTTACGTTTATTTTAGTTGCCACTTGTCGCTGATGTTAAAAATTCTTCTAAATCTAATTTGTATGCATCTACTAACTCTTTTGGTAGTTTGTCAAATGCTTGTTCAAAACTCTTTGTAAAGAAATTGCTTGGCTTAATACCCTTTCTAAATATACTTCTAGCCATTAGATACTGTAAACTCTTTCTCTTTATAAATTGCCCTTGTTCGTTTCTTACTCCTTTAATACCTTTCCTCACTAACCACTTGTCTAATGCTTGTGGTGGAGGCATCTTATCCTTATAACTAAATGGTGTGTTGTATTTCTTTTTAGTACCACTTACACCCTTGTCCTGATAGATACCATACTCCTCCATAAAGAAGTTTAGTATAAATGCATTTGCAGACGTTTTAAGGTCGTATTTAAGGCTGTTGTATAATTCCTTACTACTATTCTTTTTGCCTTTAGTTAGTCGTGTCCTAGATTGTTGTATAACTCTCTTGGCAAAGCCATTCAATATATCCTCTGTATTGTCTAGCATAGGTATATGTCATTAGGAATGGTTATATCAAAGGTTGTACTCCACCCTGCTAGTTCATTCTCAAACCTATCATAGAACGGCTCACAGCTAGGGTCGCTATCTAAAGAGTACACATCGCTAACGTCAGCTTGTCTTAATAAACCAAACAATCTATTTAAAACTGCTAGTTGTGTGTTAAGCACATCTTGCTCGTTGTTGTTGCCTATAAATATATCTGTTGTTTCTTCTTTACTAAAGTCTACAACATCCATAGCTAGGACTGTAATGTTAAATCTAATTACTTGTTCTTGTATGGTTGCGCTGTTTATGATAACGTGCGACAATGGGAATATAGTTTGCTTGGATAAGTCTATCTCTGTTAAATCTCCTGTTGTAACCGTATTGACATTTTCATCCAATAGTAGTTGGTCTTTTATAGTTTGCGTGATTAGGTAAAAACCTCTTACTGCTGTATTAGCCATTTCGTTTAATTCTTTTTGCTTCTAATTCGTTTTTCTCTTTCATAAACTCTAATGCATATAAACATTCGTGCATATTTAGTTTAGTGATATTTTCAAATCTTGTAACGTCTCCTTGAGCCAATCCGTATATTGATTGATACCAACCCCACTTTGCTCCAAAGTTTGCTTCTGTTGATAGGTCATTTCCTGATTGAGTGAATAATCCATCATAACCTGACACAATTCGCTCCCTAAATTGTAAAAAAAAACAATAGAACCTAATACAACTCCTAAAGGCATATGCTTGTACTCTAGGGCATCTTTAGCTTCGTATGGCTCTATGTTATATAATTTGTCATAACTGCCCTGTACGGGTCTATAAAGTACCGCCATAGCTTTCTCTATGTTATCCCAATCCCCCAAGTATGTGTCTATGTCTATGTACTCGCCAAAAGACATATCGTCTAGGTTAGGTATAAAGCCGTATCGTTTGCCGTTTAGTTTAAACTCTCTTGTTAGTTCAGGAGTGTCCTCAAACATCTTTGTAAGGGTTGCTACTATTGTTTGTATGTCAGCAGCTTTGATGTTTCTTACAACTGTGTCAGGCACTTGGCAGAAGATACCCACCATTTTAAGTGCTACTTGGTTTTCAGTTAAGCCTTCAGGTAGTTTAAGATACTGTTGGTATTGACCAAGAGTAATCTCGTTTAGGCTTGTAGGCACGTTTAATTCATACTTCATATAAATATAACGTATATAAAGCAGGTTTTTAGGAATAAAAAAAAGGGCTATAAAAGCCCTCTATAAAATTGTTGTGTTTTGTGTAGTAATTCCCACACTTTATAGTCCTTGTCTTTAGGATGTCTAGCCTTTACGCTTATTCCTATGTCTGTGTGTATGTGAGTTATTATAACCCCTGTGTGTAGTTTATGTAGTTTCATCTCTTACCGTTTTCATCTACCTGTCTGCTGCGCTTGTTTGTTCTGTGGTATTGATACGTTTCTTGCCATTCAGCTAAAGGTATAAACCTAACATTCTCGTCTATTTGTTTCTTGGTCTTTTTCATATCTCCATCTTTTGCTCCCATAGTACAGGTGTCCACTCCTCAAAGGTTTCATTCCAATATACCTCTTGCATAGTTTCCCCTGTATCTCTAAAGTGTTTGTTTCCTATTTCTACTATCATATCCCCAAGTAATGTTTAGACCAAACTAAAAATGTTAGTGTCAGAATAACCACTATAAAAAGTTTTAAATCTTTCATAACCCCATCCATTTATCAGCGTGAGCGCATAGTTGGCAAAACGTGCATACTA